GCCGGCCAGCAGCGCATGGTCGAAGCCCAGGGCGACGATGCCCCGGTGACCCGCGCCGACCTGCAGGTGTTCACCCTGCGCGGTGCTGCCCGCGACCGCATCTCCGGTGCGAAGCTGCCCCAAGCGTCCAAGGATCGCCTGCAAGAGCAGATTGCCACCGCTGGCGCCGACCGCCTGACCGAGGCCGCCGTGGGCGACCTGATCAAAAAGGAAGGCGACTACATCGCCCGCATCACCGAGAGCGGCTCGGTGCGTGTGCCCGACTTCGTGCGCGGCACGGGCTCGGAGCAAGACCGCCCGACCATGATCCGCGACATGCTGGACGCGTTCTTTGATCCGGTCCACAAGGAGCACCGCAACGTGCAGTCGCTGCGCGAGTGCTACATCGAGATCACGGGCGACCGCCGCGTGACCGGGCAGATGCGCGAGTGCGACCAGGGCCGCATGGCCGAGAGCCTGGGTGTGATGCGCGAATCCATCGCGAGCACCACCTTTGGCGACGCGCTGGGCGACAGCATCACCCGACGCATGCAGGCTGTGTACACCGGTCTGACGAACCTGGACAGCTGGAAGAAGGTGGCCACCTGGGGCCCGGTGAACGACTTCCGCACCCAGGAACGCGTGCGCATCGGCGGCTACGGCAACCTGCCCGCTGTGGCACAGGGGGACCCCTATGCTGCGCTGACATCGCCTGGCGACGACAAGGCTACCTACGCGGTGACCAAGCGTGGCGGCACCGAAGACGTGACGCTGGAAGCGATCAAGAACGACGACGTGCAGGCGCTGCGCCGTATCCCCGTCGAGCTGGCCTTGGCTGCGAAGAACACGCTGTATGAGTTCGTGTTCGACTTCTTCCGCAGCAATCCGACGATCCACGACGCCAAGGCGCTGTACCACGCGGACCATGCCAACCTCTTCACGGTTGCGTTGTCGGCCGCTGAGTTTGCAGCACACCGCCTGGCGATGCTCAAGCAGACCCGCACGGGCAGCGGCAAGCGCCTGGCCACCGGCCCGGCCTCCATCCTGGTGCCGTTTGAGCTGCAGGAGCTGGCGTTCAACTTGTTTGTGCGCAACCAGAACCTGGACAAGACCTTCGTTCAGACGATCAACCCGGACGTGATTCCGGTGGACTACTGGACCGACGCCACCGACTGGTGCACGGTCGCCAGCCCGACCGTGCTGCCGGTGCTGGAGATCGGCTTCCTGGACGGTCGAGAGGATCCGGAGCTGTTCGTGCAGGACACGCCGAATCAGGGCTCCATGTTCAGCAACGACAAGCTGACCTACAAGATCCGCCACATCTACGGCGGCGCCGTGCTGGTGGATGGCGAGAAGGGCACCACCAAGGCCGTGGTGGCCTGACGAGACTCCAAAGCCCCTCGGTGGGCAAGTGAAAGCGCCGGTACTGCAATTGCAGGCGCAACAGGCTGGTGCCCTGCCAAAGCACCCGGCCCGCCCCGCAAGGGGTGGGTTGTCAAAGGCCCCGAACCTGGAGTCTTTGGCAACCCAGCCGACTTTTTTAAACACCGACCGAACCCATGGCCCTGGCCGACTTCCAAGCCCTGCTCAGTGACCTCGCGCGCGACCAGGGCGAGGTACTCAATACAGATACGCGCGCCCGCGCGCTGGAAGCGGCGCGCCTGCAGTACAGCGCGGATCGGCCGCGCCTGCTCGTGGAAGACGTGATCTGGCTGGCGAATGCGCTGGCGCCGGTGCCGCTGGGATGGACGGAAAGTGCGTGGGTCAAGCAGGCCGAGTACCCGATCGGCCGCGACCCGATGTCGCTGATCGACGTGGCGGCCTACATGTCGCCGGACGGCTGGCAGCTCATGGCGGCCACATTCGTGCCGGTGGGCGACCAGGTGCGCGTCACGTTCATGGCTGAGCACGAGCTGTCGGCCACGGCAGACACCGTGCCCGTGGTGCACCGCCTGGCGGTGGCGCAGTATGCGGCGCATCTGCTCTGCCACCAGCTGGCCACCTACTACAGCGCGCAGCGCGAGACCATGCTGGGCTCGGACGCCAGCATGACCGAGACGCGTGCGCGCGAGTTCGCCGCACGTTCCAAGGAGCTGCGCTCGGCCTATTACGTGGGCATTGGCCTGACAGACCCCTTCAAGGCCACGGGCAGCGGCAGCGCGCCAGGCTCTGCGGCCGCGGGCGTGGTGAGCTGGCCCAGCCGCAACCCGCGCCACCGCCTGGTGCAGCGAGGTGGCCTGTGAACCTGACGATCAGCGTGGGCAACCTGGCCGCGATCGCGAATGGGTTTCGCGAGGCGCCCGAGTTCACGCGCCAGGAGCTGACTGCGGCTGCGACCGAGGCCACGCTCCTGGTGCAACGCGAGTGGCAGGAGAACCTGCCCCGCGCCTCTGGCCTGACGGCCGCGAGCATCATTTCCGACGTGTTCAGTACGCCCGCTGGTGTGCTGGGTGTGGTGAACAGCAGCCAGCCCAGCGCCCTCTTCGTTGAGCTGGGCACCAAGGCGCACATGCCGCCCGTGGCCGCCCTGATCCCATGGGTGAAGGCGGTGCTGGGCATCAGCGACCCCAAGGAGGCCAAGAGCGTGGCCTTCCTGGTGGCCCGCAAGATCGCGAAAAAAGGAACGACCGCACAGCGCCCCATGGCGCGCGCGGTGGAGTCCACCGAGGGGCAGATCCTGGCGATGTTCGAGCGGGCCGCCGGGCGCATTGCGGCCCGCCTGGCTGGAGGGACTGCAGCATGAGCGTGCCATCCACCCTGGCCGCCACGCGCACCGCGCTGCAGGCCCTGCTGGGCGCGATACCCGCCGTGGGCGTGGTGCACCCGTGCGAGCGCTACGCCAGCAGTGAGCAGGGATTTAAACAGGCCTACCTGTACACGCACGCCGACCCGACCGCGGACGACTTCGCGGCGGAGCCGCACATCCGGGGTTGGTACATCCGGCGCACGGGGACTGCCGAGACGACCAGCAACGGCCAAATCCTCAACGAACACACCTGGCTGGTGCGCGGTTACCTGTCGTTTAAAGACGCGATCGGCAGCGAGCTGATCTTTGACGAGCTGGTCGAGCGCATGCGCGATGCCGTGCGCGTGGACAGCTCGCTGGGACTGCCCGGCCTGATCGGCGCCGGCCCGTTCCAGGAACGCGGCGTGCAGGTGGCCAACGCTGGCCCGGTGTTTTTCGCCGGGCTACTGTGCCACAGCGCCGCACTGGAGTTCAAAACCCGCAACTGGGTCGAATGGAGAAAGCCATGAGCACACGAACCCCGGACAAGAAGCCCACCAGGCGGCGCGCCAAGGCGCCCGCCATGGAGCGCGTGACGCTCAACCGAGAGCACACGCACCTGGGCAAGAAGCACCCGCCTGGCGCCGAGATCTCGGTGCACCCCGAAACCGCCCGCTGGCTGCGCGATGCCGGCGTCGTATCACCCACCACCATCAGCAACAAGGATTGACCCATGAGTTCGCAAAATATCATCAAGCGCGTTTTCGAGCCGACCGCCATGGTCGGCCAGGTATCTGCCCGCAAGTACGGCACTACGGGGAGCTTTTTCCCCATCGGCAACGTGCTGAAACTGGAGCTGACGCATACCGAAAGCGAAGAGACGCAGCCGAACATGACCCGACGGGGCGGTGGCGCCTACGCTGCTCTGCGCCGCGTCACATCCGCTCAGATTGAAATGCAGCTGGCTGATTCGAATGTGACCAACGTGGCGCGCGCCAGCCAGGCTACGGTGCGCGGCGTGGAGGGCGGATCGGTGGCTGCGGAGCAACACACGGTGCAGCTGGGTGGCAAGCTGCGCACCGCTCACATGGATATCACGAACGTCCGGGTGTACAAGGGCAACGCGCCTGGCACCGCCACCGTGACGGACGAGGAGCACCCGGACGTGGACAAGGGCGACCTGATCACGCTGACGAACAGCGATGTCACGAACGTCGTCGTCAAAACGGGTGCCACATTGGGCGCTGCCACCGAGCTTACGGCGGCCGGCAACTACACCCTCGTCGGCGGCAACCAGATCCAGGTGGCAGCCGACGCGCCGGGTGTCACGAACGGACAGGCCTTCTGGGTCAGCTACCAACACCCGACCGGTGTTCTGGTGCCAGCTGCTGGCAACTACGAAGTGGACACGGCCAGCGTGTATGTGTATCCCGAGGCCTCCGACCTGGACGAAGAAGACACGGTCTTCCTGGCCTATGACTACGGAAGCTATGCGGTCATTGAAGCGCTGACTGCCGAGGCGGCGGAACTGGAGCTCATGTTCGAAGGGCTGAACGAGACGGGGACGAAGAAGCCCTCTGTCGTGGACATCTGGCGC